CCGAAACTTCCCAACGCACTGCCGCTGCATATAAGAAATTTATGTCAGCTGAAGAGTCGTGTGCTCGTATTAATGCTTTTCCTCCTGAAATTAAAGAGGACGACGTTATACTTGCGCCTATTCTGCATTATGCTAAGAAATTCATTAGCATGGTTCTGGGAGAGAAAGATTGTACTCTCCCGATAAATGCAGTGCTCAAAGAAATGAGGCATGGTCCTGGGGCTAACCTTGACACCACGGGAAGCCAAACGGCGGGCGATCTGAAATACGCCAACCGTCCGTATTCCGTGACGATAGGTGCATACAGTTTAGCCAGGTTTGCAATTCTTTCAGACTCAAGATGGCTGAGAAGTCTTCTTGCTGATGTCTTCGCTTGTCCCGGTTTAATGAATAAGGGATATTGCGAGAGCATCCGCCTTTATTATGAGGCGCTTCCCAGGTACTTGAAAGAGTATTTCTGGGGGGAAGTTTTGAAGGTTGTAGACCATAACCGCATCACGTTCGTGCCAAAAAATGCACGGACCGACCGTACCATTGCCATTGAACCCACCATGAACCTGCAGATACAACTTGGTATCGATGCCTATATTCGCAAACGGCTTGCCGCTGTGGGTATAGATCTGTCCAGCCAAGATAAAAACAAAACCTTAGCAAGACTCGGTAGTATCACCGATAGCCTTGTTACTGTTGACTTGTCTGCAGCTAGTGACTGTATTTCTACCGGGTTAATTAAAACTTTGTTTCCCGGTAATTGGTCACGGCTTCTTCATAATGTCCGAGCCCCTTACGGGGTTTTACCTGACGGTACTCGGATTACCTATGAAAAGCTTTCATCCATGGGCAATGGGACAACTTTTGTGGTCGAGACACTGATTTTTGCTGCTTGCGTTTACGGAGTAATCCGCACGCGTAGGCTGCACTGGAGTCAGACGCTCCCCCGTATCGCAATCTATGGTGACGATATTATTGTCCCAGTAGAGCTTTATGGAGATTTGCGTTATGTACTTCGGCAGTGTGGATTCAAAGCGAATTTAAAGAAAACGTTTGAGTCCGGGCCCATCAGAGAGTCTTGTGGG